GGAAACTGAAAAATATAAGAAAGAAACAGGCACTAATCCCGATGCCAAAGGTAGAACAAAAATCATGGGTAGAGTTCACCGCCGTATGAGTACCTAACATGAAAACATTTCAAGATTTTCTATTAGAAGGTCCACAAGGTGTGGGTGATTATTCTACATCAGGCACTGAAGGTGGTTCAACTAAATCTTTCAAAAAGAGACCTAGAACTGGTATAGGTTCCGCCTTAAAAGGTGCTGCTAAAAATGCTGTTCAAAGCATCAAGAATGCTGGTAAGAATACAGCAGGATCTGAACAGAAACGTAAACCACAACCATATAGAAATAAAAATAAAGAAGCAACACCTAAACCTGAAAAGGGTGGAGCATTAGCAAAGAGAACAACCTCTGATGTTGTTAAGACAGCAGCAAAAACTGCTGCTAAATCACGTCCTATGCTAGGAATGGCACAGCGTGGTGATATTAAGAAGAGATTGGCAGGTGGTTCAAGTGCTATCACCAAGAAAAAAGAGACTAAACCAGCACAACAGTCAGGAATTGAACCAGTAAGAGTCACTGTTCTTGGTAAAAAGAGAGCAGGTTATCTCGGTTCAGGTGATAAGAAAATATCACCATCACAGAAGAAATTGCCTGGTAATTAAAGTTAGTAACCTTGAAATGTCTTCTATGGTGTAGACATCGTTTGATTCAATGAATCTTGACACTCAACTTGAAAGTATAGTTGAAAGACTATATGATGCTGTAAATGTGTGCTATAATGTAGATTCTCGCTCTGATGATCATGAGCAGAGTTATCCATATGCTACTGGATACTCTCGCGCCGCAATGATTGGAGCAGCAGAGGATTTAAGGCGTATTATTAGTGATTATCGTTCTATCACTTGTGAGGAATGATGAATTATGGGTAATTATTGTTAGTAACCTCCAAACGTCCACTACATTGTAAGCAACCACATTATGAACAACTCATCCACCATCATTCGCGAACTTCAAGAATTGCGTAAAGTATGGCGCACACAAAACTTTTCGTATACTAAAGAGCAGCAGTCACGTTATACTGAACTGACTGAACTTCGTCGCGCATTTATTACACATTGGGAAGAAAATGGTCTAGTTTGGAAAGGTCCATCTAACGTAGGCAAAGCAACAACAACAGCACAAGAATCTGCCGCTTGATATTGTTAGTAACCTCCAAATGTCCTCCATAGTATGAGCACTACCACAATGACACCTGAGCAACAATACAAAGAGGCATTTGAGACTCTCTATGTACTCTGTGAGGATAATGGATGGGGTGATCCATTCTCTTATGCTCGCAGTAGAGAGATTCACATGGCAACCACACTAGGACATCAAATTGCTGATGATTATAGTGGTGCTGATGCTATTGATGAAGATGGAGGTTGTGAATACAAATCCACCATTGCTAAAAATATCAATGGCACATACAATGGTATCAGTGTTCAAGATACTTGGGAGGAGCAAGAAAGATATTTGATTGAAGATAAACTTGGCAAATATAATAATCACTACATTGCCAGATATGTCGGTGGTAAGATTGAAGAGGTTTGGAAACTATCATCTGATGATGTTCTTGCTATCCTGCTCCCCAAATTGAAGAGAGATTGGGAACGTAAAGTTAATTCTACTACTCACAAAGATCCACGTCTTTCTGGTAACATTAGTAAGAAAGAAATCTATGCAGTTGGAACTTGCATTATTGGTTGATGATTGATTCAAAGAAAGTATTATATGCCTCTGGTGGTGGAGATGAGGCGTACACACCATCATATGGTGTCAAACCTATACTAAAATACATCCCAAAGGATGTAAAAGTATGGTGTCCATTTGATAAAGCAGAGAGTGAGTTTGTCAAACAAATCTCACAGACTCATAGTGTAGAATGCTCTCATATTGATGAGGGTAAAGACTTCTTCACCTATGAACCTTTTCATTGGGATGTCATAGTATCCAATCCACCATTTCAAAACAAAAGAAAGTTCTTTGAGAGGGCATTATCATTTAACAAACCATTTGCACTCATTATGACTAATGCTTGGTTGAATGATTCAGCACCTAAACAACTATTCAAGGACAAGGATTTGCAGTTGTTGATGTTTGATAAGAGAATGAAATTCACCGCACCTGATGGTAGACCAAACAATAAGATTACATTCAGTTCCAGTTACTATTGTTGGAACTTTCTCCCTAAACAAATCATAATGGAAGAACTTGATATGAGTGAATCAGAAGCAAGACTTCCAATCTAATATTGTGGGCAGTCAACAATGCGGGGGCGTAGTGTTGACATAAGTCCCACTTTATGCTATAAATAGTATTACCCCCGCAATAGAATAATGAGGAAAAACAAACCATTTGGTTCGTTCGATAGTAGAGAAGAAAAGAACGAATATCAAAATGCGTATAAGAGAATGAGACGCCAGAAGATAAAAGATTATCTTGGTGGCGTATGTGTAGGTTGTGGTGTATCAACCAACCTACAATTTGATCATACTGACAAGAGAAATAAATCATTTAAAATATCAAATAACGTCTGTATGGCGTGGGACAAACTAACAGCAGAGGCAGACAAATGTCAGTTGCTATGTAAAGAATGTCACGAAATTAAGACCACCATCTATCAAGACCAATCACACCTCCGAGATGGATACAAAGTGGAACACATTGAACAAGACGGTGATGATTACATCGTCCGATTAACAAGGTATTAAAGTTAGTAACCTCCAAAAGTCCTCTATTATACAACAACCTGACTTGATGACCATAACTCTTCGCCCTCATCAACAAGAAGCACTCAACGCACTCAAAGTAAACTCTATCGGTCAAATCATAGTCCCCACTGGTGGCGGTAAGACATTGGTCGCAATTATGGACGCTGTGCGTCGTTTTGAGGTCAATGTTCCTCGCACTATTGTAGTTGTTTGTCCTCGTATCTTGCTCGCAGAACAACTCTCTTCGGAGTTTCTTGAGCATGTGACTAATGCTAACCCTCTTCATGTTCACAGTGGAGAGACAAAGCATTTTAGAACTACCAAGTCCGAACGTATCAAACTGTTTGTTGATATGTGTCAGACAGTGCGTGAGCATGTTATCATCTTCACCACATATCATTCGCTTCATCGTATTGTTGAGGCAGGTATTTCTGTTGATACGATTTACTTTGACGAGGCACACAATTCTGTTCAACGCCATTGCTATCCTTCTGTTGAGCACTACAGTAAGAAAGCAGATCGTTGCTACTATTTTACAGCGACCCGCAAGACTTCTGTCACTCCTAACAAACCAGGGATGAACAATGCTGACGTTTATGGTCAGATCATCTCGCGTGTTTCTGCCCCTAAACTTGTTGATGGTGGTTTCATTTTGCCACCTAAAGTGAAAGTTATTGATATGGCAAAAATGCCTGTCAAGTCTATCAGTCCACTCACTGATTCTAGTAATATCCTCAAGACTATTGATGACATCAGCATCAAGAAGATTTTGGTGGCAGTGAGAACAACCCAGCAACTTATCAACCTCTTTCAGACTGATTTTGCTTATGAACTTGAGCAGCGTGGATATGATTATCTTTACATCACTTCCAAGACTGGTGCTGTTATCAATGGCAAGAAAGTATCCCGTGAGCATTTCTTTGATGTGCTGAACAGTTGGGGTAAAGATCCTGATCGTAAGTTTATTGTACTTCACCGTTCAATCCTTGCTGAAGGTATCAACGTATCAGAACTAGAAGCAGTCATTTTCCTTCGTAACATGGATGTGATTGAAATGACACAGACTGTGGGTCGTGTGCTCCGTAAGGGTGGTGATTCCAAGTCTTATGGTATGCTTTGCGTCCCTGTTTATTCAAACGTTGGTGTTGCCACTGAACGCGCATTACAGCGTGTTGTTGATATTGTGTTTGAGAAAGGTGAGGTTCTAGATTCTGTGGTACGCCGATGAAGATAACATATACCAAGACAAGTTTGCTTAATGCTAAACCATATGAGGAGGGATTTATCGTTGGAAAACATGATGACCCTATGATGTACGCGGCAGTACCTATTGCTGGTAGCACAACTAAACTCGCTATTGTTCATCAAGCAAACGTGCTTAAAGTGTGTAGAAACAGACAATCAGCAATAAACTTTATAGATAAACACAAGCGATCTCGTAAAAGCAAATGAAAAAGATTAAATCATTGGGGGAGTTACAAACTTACGTCAATTCTCTCTCTACAAAGTTAGGTGCCAAAGCACCATGTGCTGCTTGGATTGTCACAAATGATGATCTTATGACAGAAGGTGAAGAAACTACAAATTTAGAGAAAGTTCCACCAAATGATGCTAAAATGATTATGGAAGCAATCAATATGGAGGATCATTCTTATGTGGTTGAAGTAATTGAACAAGTGATAGAAAATGAACTCTCTTCGCGAGGATTCTAAAGTATTATTGTTAGTAACCCCTAAACGTCTTCTATAGTATGGCAAACACACACCTCGAACATCCAGAAGACACCATTCTCACTGGTGATCTTTCTATTTTTGATGACCTTTATGGTTCTGCTTTTCACATTGGTTTGAAAATGGATGGTGCTCCCGCTATTGTTTGGGGCACATATCAGGGCAAGTTCTTTGTATGTACTAAAGCAGCATTCAACAAGAAAAAGATTCGTCTATGCTACACAGTTGATGATATTCATCAGCATTTTGGTCATCAAGAAGATGTTGCTGACCTGCTATATTTGATGCTTAAGTATCTTCCCCGCACGGAAGGTGTGTATCAGGGTGATTTCATTGGTTTTGGTCGTAAGAGTGAGTTTGCCAACAATACCTTAACTTATGTCTTTCCTGATAGGATTGACCAGAAACTTGTCATTGCACCACATACAAAGTATTATGTTGATGGTGAACTTTGTGATGCTGTTGCTCTACCACTGCGTGAATGTTTTGACGATACAAAGCATATCAAATTTGTAATGCCATCCGTTGATCGTATTCATCGGGACGATGATGCTCCAAAGATTGACAGTAGCATGGTCAAGTTCTTGACACCACAGCAGGCAAATCGTGCCAAGCAAGCAATCAATCAACTGATCGCATCTGGTTACAAACTTGATGATGAGATTCTGACAACTATCCTGCGTTGTAACTACCTTGCCAACCTATATTTGTGGGTCATTGAACTTAAGCAAGAGATGATTGAGGATATGATTGTATACTCGGAGTTTGATACATTCTTGCCTAGTGGTAAACAAACTGTTGGTGAGGGGTTTGTATATTGGACGCTATCAAATGCCATCAAACTTGTCAACCGTGAGGAGTTCAGTTATGCTAACTTTACCAACAGTAAGTTCATGTAATTATTGTTAGTAACCTCCAAACGTCCCCTATAGTGTAAGCATCAACGGGCAATCAAGTCCGAGATTCTATGAAACAATTCTTTCAAGATGTTTTGACTCTTGGATATAAATCCAACAGTCAAGATAACCCGCTTCATGAACAACAGGTTGAAGACTTGTTGATTAAACATAACATTCAATACGAAGCACAACCTAACGGAATCCAGAACAGTCCTGATTTTAGGGTAACACTGGAGGATGGCAAGACTGTTGATATTGAATGTAAGTCAAGCAAGCAAACATTTCCCACTTATAATGGTGGTTTACCAAAGAAAGGTGTAGTTTACATCTTCTCTAGTGCCAAATATGATGAGACTACCGTATTCTTTGCTGATGATGTTGTCAGCGATAAGAAACGTAAACAGTTCGCTAATCTGACTGAAGAACTTAACGCAGTTCTCAAAATGTATCAGATGGAAGAAGAATGGCAAGAAGATTCGCGAGGATTTGACTTTTATATCCGAAACATGTATACTCAAAGTGGTACTGGAAAGAAAGACTATTTCAAACACTCTGAACGCCAAATCTGTGAATCCAATGTTCTCAATCATCACTGGTAATTGTCAAGACATTTGTAAACAATTCCCTGAAAATACGTTCCATGCGTGTATATCAGACCCGCCCTATGGTTTAGGTATTGCGGGCGAATCATGGGACCACAGTGTGCCTACAACGGACATCTGGCGTGAGGTTTATAGAACTTTGCGACCGGGTGCGTTCTTGTTATCTTTCTGTTCCCCTGAATTGTATCATCGTATGGCGGTGAATGTGGAGGATGCTGGTTTTATTATTAAAGACCAGATTATGTGGATGACTACAACAAAGATGCCTAAACATAACAGGTTAAAACCTGCTCATGAACCGATTGTAGTAGCACAGAAACCATACAAAGGTTCTCTACAAAGTAACTTTGAGCAGTGGGGATGTGGCATCATTGATGTAGAGAATACCCGTGTGCCATGGGATAAAGAACCCCCGAAAGGTTGGGTCGCTGGTGGTGCCAAACGTCGTACATTTGGTAAGGAAGGTAATACAAAGGGAACGGGTGCCGAGTATGGCACAAAGGACGCAAATCCTGCTGGTAGGTATCCATCAAACATCATTGGTGAGGTACAATCAGAGCATCAGAAATACTTCTATGCTCCTCGCGCAACCCGTAAAGAGAAGGGGGAAGGTAACAACCACCCTACCGTAAAACCTGTGAGTTTGATGGAGTATCTCGTTAAGATTTACAGTCCTATTGGTGGACAAGTCCTAGACCCTTTCTGTGGTTCAGGTACAACAGGCGTGGGATGTATCAATAATGATAGAGAGTTTGTTGGCATAGATTTATCAGAAGATTATACACAGATTGCCAAAGAACGTTGTGATATTGTTAGTAACCTCCAAATGTCCGCTATAGTATGAATACAACTACAAACAACCCTTACGTGAATACCCTGATTGAAATGGGTTATGATAAACAGGACGTACAAGTTGCGTCAACAATGTTTCAAAAGAAAACGTTCCCTTGTGTCATCCACGGACGCACATTTGAGACTGAAGAACAGTATTATGCTGAACTTCATGAGTATATGAATGGCATGTAATACTTGAGTATTATTGTTAGTAACCTCTAAATGTCCTCTATAGTATGAACAAGATTAATCCGATGTCTATGAACACAGTTGAAATCAACAAATCTATCATGGAGTTAAACTACAGAAAAGAGAAACTCAACAATGAAGTAGAAGACATTCAGGCACAAATTAACTTCCTTGCCTGTATGCGTGAACGTCAAAGAATGACCGATGATGAACGGTCAGGGCAATCACTATTTGATGAAATGTTCGGAGGTTAATTAACATCATGTTCAAACTTCAAGTACAAAAAGAAAAACTAGGTGACTGGATAGATTGTTCCTATCCTCCAGCAGATTGTCCCACTGTGTATCAACGTTGGGAGTATTATACTAATAAGTTCAAAAACTACAACTATCGTATTGCACCTATCTAATAACATCATGCTCAAAGGACAAGTTCTCAAAGTCGTTGGACAAACTGCGACTGGCGTTGACCACAACCTAACACGAATACAGAAATTTGAAGTATTTTGTCAGGTATGTGATGGATTACTTAAGGATGGAAGAATCAGTGCTGCCAAACATCGGGCATGGACAAATATATTTTAATTATTGTTAGTAACCTCCAAATGTCCTCTATAGTATACGCAACCAATCAATCATGAGTTCATTCTATGTACGGTTTGAGTCAGTTGAACTTGACGAACCCCAATACATCGGACCATTTAATAGTGAGGATGATGCGTATGATTATGCTGATGATCGTAACACAGGATTATCATTGAATGGTATTCCTGGCGATGTTGCTTCTTATGGAGTTGTTTAATGTCTTTTGAGTTTGATACTGAAAAGGGTGAACTTTGTACCGTTGAATGTTGGCAGGATGAAGATCGTGAGGAACGTTATCAAGATGGCGACCGTGATTTAATCTGGATTGATCGTATTCACAGCAATCAATATGGTGATATTGAATCATATATCAGTGCCAAGTTTACTAATATCAGTGATACTATCTACATTGAGATTCATGCCTGTCGTTCATCAACAGTGATACGATATGAGCAGAAAGATGAATACTATGGTTTGTTCCCTAATAACATCTCTATTGATGAAATTGGTGATGATTGTTTAGGTGGTGGTTCATACATCTGGCAAGACGGTCAACTTAACTCTCGTTATTCTCTCGCTTAATTATCATGACTCAACAAATCTGTACAGGTCGTTGGATTGACAATTCTGGTCGGACTCATAACTTTGAGATTGAATCTGACCGTGCCGAAAGATCTCACATCATAGATCTTGTAGAGGCGATGTATCCAGCGAAGAAAGTTATCGTCAATAGTGTACGACCTGCCGTGAGACATGTCTCCACTAATTTAGAATCACAATACAAATCTGGTGGTGGTTTGAATGGTAAACCACACCCTAATTGTGTAAATGGTCCTACATCAGGAACCGAATCTGGCACCTATAATAATAATGACAGTGGTGGTAATTTCATCACCAGTGGCATCAGTTTCGGTCAGGTAGTTGGTATCTGGGTGGTCATTTTTGGTGCGATGGGATTGTTTCTTGTATGGGCATTGTTACCGTTGTTTGGTGTACTTGGTGGCGCATTTGTTGGTTATAAGTATACTAGCAAATACACGCAAAATAGTAACTTTCACACCCGTTTTTGGTTAGTCCTGGTTATTACTATTGCGGCAATGACTGGCGGTGGTTATTTGGCATCAGGCATCCACAATATCACGGGTTATGGTACATCAACACAACAAGTCTCTCAATAGATTGTTAGTAACCTCTAAAGGTCCGCCATAGTATGAAAGCAATCTACCCCAACGCCACTCACATTCAAAACATCATGACATTTTGTGCTCCACAATTCAAAGCAGAATATCTCACTGAATGTCTGCTTGAGGTGTTAAACAATCGTGAAAAAGTCAATGCTCTTGAATCTTCACGGTCTGTTTACACAAACTTTGAATATGAGGTTGGTCGTAAGTATATCAAAGTTTGGTCTTATTTGATTGGTAATGGTGAACGTCGTAATGGTCGTTCATGTTATATGTTTGTAGATAAAGAGACTGGTGCTGTATACAAACCAGCATCATACAAAGTACCTGCGAAGGGCATCAGATTTCAGATTGAGCAATTAACTCACAACCCTGATATTTGTGATTCTTACGGGAGTTTCTTGTATGTTCGCTGATACTAAGCGTCAACTTCGTAAACTTTCAATTTACAAACCGATGAACTTTCAAATCAAATCTATCAACCTTGATTTTCAAGATGATAACTTTGAGTTATCACCAACGGAGCAAATTAAGATTTTAGAAGATATTAAGTCGCATTTATGGCAGGCGGTTGATGGTAATGATCTTGTAGAAGAGATTAAAGAAGCGACAGGATTTTGCGTCAATAGTATTGATTACATCCCAGCATTTGCTGTGTGATATTGTTAGTAACCTCTAAATGTCCTCTATAGTGTAAGCACGTTTCAAGTTTTCTCAAATGACAATTTCCACTCCAATCTTCGGCACATTTTCACAAATGAATCCTGAATTCAGTGGTGCTTATATTGCTGTAACTGATAATGATATTTCAACAGCAGCATTGTTTGATAATAAAACTACACTTTATTCTTATATTTTGAATGAGTTTGAAGAGAATGGAGCAGAGCAAGTTCAGACCACGATATTAGGTTCTGACGGTAAGATTGAGACTCGATTAAACTCTAAGATGGCAGTTTATCAGACTTCAGAAGATTGCTATAAAGGCGGTCTGATTGAACCTGAAATCGGACAAAACATCTTCGTAACTTATTATCAGCAAAGCGTCCGACGCTGATAGATTGTTAGTAACCTCCAAATGTCCTCTATAGTGTAAGCATCATTTCTACCACATGTTTAACTTCAACAACACCGATCAAGTTTGTGTTAACTTCTTTGAAAATCATCACGAATATGTGGAACAAAATGGAATTAAACAACTTACACCTCAGACACAAAGAATTTACAAGAGAGGTGAAGAGATTATCAATCAAATTGCTGACTATTAAAGTTAGTAACCTCCAAACGTCCCCTATAGTATAAGACACAAATCAATCATGACTTCAACTTTTCAAACCACAACAACCGATGAAACTTACAACGGTTGGACTAATTACGAAACCTGGAATGTAGCATTGTGGATTGGTAATGATGAACCACTATATCGTGCTGCTCGTCAATGTTATTCCTATCAAGATTTCTTGAATAAGTATACTGATGAAGGAGATATGACACCCGATGGTGTTAAATGGAATGATGTAAATCTCAATCTAGTTGAACTTGACGAAATGATTGATGAACTGTAAACTAAAACAAAACAGAAACTATTATGTCACAACTATTCACTGAAGCACTTGAATCATTACCACAATTTGTATCAGAAATGAATCCAGATTGGGGCATGGTTTATGATTATATGACGGAACAAATGTCCGTTGCTGATCTTACACCAGAACAAATCCTAAAGGTAACTGATGTTTATGATGACACTATGGGGTATAACGAAGGACAATGATTGTATACAAAGCAGATTCACTTGGTTGTGCCTATTCCATTGATAGTGAAGGGGTATTATATTACACTCCTCAGTATACTAATGGAACTGTAAATCTTGATGATTGGAGTGAAGTTGATCATTTATCTTTACTCGGAGAAGAAGAGAATCTTCGCAAAGAAATTGAATCAATTCATCAACAACTCATTGATATTAGTAAACTCATGGGAGAATACTTTCAGAACACAATCCCCAAATAGATTGTTAGTAACCTCCAAATGTCCCCTATAGTATAAGCATCACTTCAACTCAAATGCGTAAAATTGAATCCCAAATGTGTTCCGCTATTCAGTCAAATCAGAACTGGACATCTGGCAATACAAGTGTGATCACTGATGAGAATAACATCTCTACAGTATATCTTCACGGAAACAAGATTGCTGAAATTGATGATGACTCTATGACTATCTTTGATGGAGGTTATCAGTCAACCACCACAAAATCAAGACTTAATGCACTTTGTGATGAGTTTTGTATTGCTGGTGAAGGTGTTTTCCAAAAGAACTTTCAGTGGTTTGTAAGACAGTTTGTTGGTAAAATCAACGGACAAAGTGTCTTCAAGAACGTTGAATTTGATTCTGGTTTCATCTTCGCCTAAACCAATTATGAGACTTATCTTACTCGCTCTCTTCACTATTCTAGGAGCAAATCTATTCATTGATTTGATGGATTCTAACCTTAAGAATATCATTGAAGAACGCAATGAAACTATCAAC